ATGACCGCAGCGATCTACACTCGACAGTCTCTCGATAAAACTGGCGAGGCAGCCGGTGTCTCCCGCCAGCTCAGCGAGTGTGAAGACCTCGCAGCGCGTCAGGGGCTGACTGTCACGACCAAGCTTTCCGACAACGACATCAGCGCAACCACGGGGAGAGTGCGACCGAGTTTCGAGAAACTGCTCACGCTGGTCGAGGCTGGGAAGATCTCAACGGTGGTTGTCTGGCACCCGGACCGCCTCTACCGCAAGCTCGCCGATCTCGTCCGGATCGTTGATATCGCCAAGGCGCACGGCCTAAACATCGTGAGTGTGCAAGCGGGTGAGATTGACCTCTCGACCCCATCGGGCCGCATGGTCGCCTCCATGGTGGGATCTGTCGGTAGCTACGAAGGCGAGCACCGCACCGAGCGCCAGCGCACCGCTTACAGCACTCGCGCAGCAGCGGGAGAATGGCACTTCTCCCACCGCCCATACGGATACGAGCGCACCGCTGAGGGAGTTGTGGTCGTTGAGGAAGAGGCTGCACTCCTCCGTGACCTATACGTCCGATACTACGAAGGCGGCGAGTCCCGGCATGCGTTAGTCAAGGGCCTGAATGAGGCGGGCACGCTCACCGCGACCGGGAAGCCATGGTCAATCACCGCTTTGCGTGAAGTCCTCAACAACCCGCGATACGCCGGTATCAACAGCTACAAGGGAGTAGTCGTTGGTACCGGAAATTGGGCTCCCATCATCACCCCAGAGCAGTGGGAGCTGTACAAGGGTGCAGCGTCCAAGCGGAAGGTGCTCTCCTCCTCTTTCACGCGCTCAGCGACAAGCCTTCTGAGCGGCATCATTCGCTGCGACGTGTGCGGCGGCAAGGTCTACCGTAAAGCCCGGGGCGACGGCTCGAACTCTCACGAGTACGCATGCTCCGTGAAGGTTTGTGTCTCCGCGAGTGCTGCCCCGGTTGATGCCCTGGTGCGCGCAGAGGCGCTCTCTGCCCTGCTCTCCGGTCCTAGCGATCTCATCCCAATGGACACCAACGGAGCCACGTTCAGTGCCTTGTCAGAGGCTCTCAGCGAGCTGCAGCAGCGCCGCGATGACTTAACTGAGGCGCTGGGAGAAGGACTCGTCAAACTCGCGCAGGTGCGCCCGCAGCTCGAAGCAATCAAGACTGATGAAGAGGGCCTCTTGCAGCGCCGGAACGACCTGACCAGCGCCAACGTCATCGCGGAAGTCCTGCTGGACATCAAGAGGAATTTGTTCGCCGGTCCCACCGTGTCGATTGACGACGCAGCAGCCGTGAAGGCGCAGCTCGCCGAGCGCTTCGACGGCCTCACACTCCCCCGGCAGCGCGAATTGGTCTCCCTCCTGCTGGACATCCGGCTTGCTAAGGGACGCGGCCCTAAGCGGGTTCTCATTGAACACCGCGTGGTCACTTCACTGAACTAGATAGGTGAACAACGATAAAGTTGGGGCATGCCCGAGTACACTCCCGAGACCCTGCAGCAGCTGCTCAGACTCACAAAGATAGCGATCCGGAGTGACCACGGCTATTCGGTTCGCATCGCAGAGGACGCGTCCCGACTCAAGGCTCGGAAAGCGGATGCGGTAGCGCGTGCGGTGCGCCGAGAAGAGGACAGATTGATTCGCGAATTCGAGCGAGCTGCAGTCAAACTTCGATAGGTCAAACGCGATAAATCTGTTACTCTGGAGTCACCCTAAACGGTTCTCCAATCTTTAGGTAGAAGCCCCCCGCCGCAGTTCCGTCCAGTTCTAGGCGAGGGGCTTTCCTCATGCCCGGGCAGGTTGCATATGTCGCCTGAAAGCCCTGATCAAAGTGGTTATTTGTATTGCACAATTCGTCTTGCCATGTTAAGTTGATCTCGGACGGAACGACGCAATACAAATGCCCCTCTTCCTTCCGGTTGCAGCAGCTTGGCACTGATTCAGATCCCGCCAACAGTCTCCCGTAGAAGCCATTGCTAGGGATGTACAGCCCTCCCAACCAGTCAGAACGCGTCTGTCACTGGCCCTCATAGTCCACACCCTAAGAAGCCCTTAGGGCCATTGTCATGCCCTCTCTGACAACTGGCTTTCTAAGACTTAGGGGGACTTCCCGGGGGTCTAGTGGCGAAGCCTCTGACTGTCCCACAGGGCGGACTTGCCCTCTGGGCAATATGCCTCATTGGACACTGGAGAACCAAGTGAAGAAAGCCACCCTGAAAGAAGATCACCAGAGGAATTTTGCTACACAGCAACACAGAGTCGGGATCTACAGCGAGCACAGCAAGCCTGCCTCTTCGGCACAACGCTCATACGCCTACAAGCTCTTGAAGTCCGCAGGGATGAAGGTCAGAGCAGAGCAGCTACGACCCATGACCGCAAAGCAAATCAGCCGAGTCATCGAAGAGGCTCAGAACCTACTGACGAGCAACCAGGCAGTTTCATGAAAATGCTCAAGGTGATCACGTGGCTGGCCGGGCCGATAGTACAGGTGAAGAGAGAAAGAGCAATTCTCCGGGAGTCAGCCAATCTGCTGCAGCGCTTCGAAATGGGACAAGGCATCTACAAATGAGTAACTACACAAACGTCGCACACCAGCCAGTAGTTGGCCTTGTATTGGGACAACTGACCGTGATTGAGATCGACCTCCGCGCAGCCATCACAGCACGACAGGTTGCACTGAAACAGCTGGGAGATCGCTCCTGCCGTGTTCGATGTGAGTGTGGTCTGGAATTCGAGATTCGCAATATTCGACTCTTCCATGCAACGAGACCCACCCGGGCCTGTCGCTCGTGTGCACACTATGCAGGGAAGCCACTACGCCCCGCTGTGGGAGATCGTTTCGAGAAACTCACCGTGACCGCCGTGGGTGGGTTCCTCCCGTATGCGGGCCTCGACCTTCCCGCAGTGGACCTGCTCTGCGACTGTGGCAACACCATCTCAGTTGCCACCCGGTATCTCAGGGAGACCCGCTTCTGCAGCCCCGCCTGCCCTCTGCACAACATGGGCCTAGCTGCTTACCCCCTTGGCTCGAAAGTGGGCCACCGCGTAGTTGAAGAGACAGGCCTGAAGTTCAAGAGCGGGACCTCAGCGGTCTCGTTGCGGTGTGAGTGTGGATCGCTGGCATTGGCCCGAACCTCAAACCTCGCGGCGCTTGATGCCCGCAACACTCGATGCAAGAAATGCGCCCCACGGTACAAGGGACCAATGGAGAAGCTCCCCGCGCTTACCCCGGAATTCCCCCTCTCTCAAGGCACAGCACCACGACGGGGCACAGTGTGAGCGCCATCCACCGGAGCAAATCGTTCACTGCCATCCGCAGAGTCCTGAAGCCGGAGCTGCAGGCACAGTTGCCCCTACCTTGCGTAGATTGCCGCCGCCTCATTCAGCCTGGTCAGACGTTTCAGATCGGTCACATCGTTCCCGCAGTCCTTGCATTGCGGATGGGATGGACGGAAGCAGAGATCAACGCACGCGAGAACCTAGGCCCAAGTCACGGCAAGAGTGCAGGGCAGCGCGGTTGTAACCAGTCGGCTGGTGCAGCACTGGGTAACAAGTTGCGTGCACAACGTAAGACTTCAACTCAGAGATTCCCATCGTTCATGCCAACTCCCAAGGGAAGCAAATGACTCTCGAACTTCAAGAAATTGAAACTCAGAATCAAGTTTTTGAGAAAGTCAACGAGACTCTGGCCGCTCGCCCTCAAACTTTTTTCTCCGGTGAGGCCACTCCTGAGGATCTCTTCTACTCGGCTGACGGTCTCAGCTGGGAAGAGTACCGGGACAGCGGAATCGAACCCTCATTTTCTTCGGGGCTGGACGACACCACGAAGCTGAGAGAGGAGTTCCTCGCGGGTGCTGTCCTCATGGGATTGCATGGTCCCAAAGCGTGGAACGACAAGAACACTCTGCTCCCCCAGACGCTGAAACCGCAGCAGCTCCGCGTGTGCGACGCCCTGAACTTCGGTCACAAGTTCTTCGGGCTGATGCTCCCCCGGCGCTCCGCTAAGACCTCCTCGCTGCTGGCTTGGGCACTGGGACGCTGCAGCACACGGGAGCGCTATCTCGTGGCGTACACGGTCGCCACCACAGCTCTCAAGGCTCGCGAGAGGTTCCATGGAGAGATCGTCCCGGGACTGGAGCGGGTCTTCCCAGACGCTAAGAACCGACCATTCAAGATTGTCAAAGCACCCGGACGCGAGCGCATCGTGTTCGACAACGGCAGTGTGCTGCAGGTGCTCCCTCCGAAGGGTGACAAGTTCCGCTCAGACGCCTTCGATCTCATCATCATTGATGAGAGCGGAGAGGCGGATGCAGTGATGTCCCTCGACCTCATGCAGGGGGCGCTGTCCACACTCGACACCCGGGCACATGCACAGTTCATCTTCGCGGGGACTGCCTCTCTTTTCCGGAAGGGCAATCTCCTGTGGAACGCGCTCGAAGACGGACGCAAGAAGGCGAAGTCATCGGGCCTGCTGGAGTACTCAGCCCCGGACACCACCACAGAAGCCGAGATCCAGAGTTGGGAACCCTCTGAGGAGTTCCCTGAGAGCCACGTTCGCGAGCTTCTAGAGGCTGCACACCCCGGGCTGGGGACGCTCACCACCCTAGACATCATTGAGGGCAACTTCGGGAAGCTCGAACCGCTAGCTTTCGCACGCGAATATCTGGGTATTCATGGCCGGGTTGGGGGCGCATCCTTCCTCGATCAGGCCAAGTTCCTCGCGGGAGGTGTAGAGGGAGCCATCCCCGAGCTGCCGCCAGTGTTCCGCTATGCGTTTTACGTGCGACCTGACCAGCTCAGCGCTTGCATTGTCGCCGCGTGGCGAGTCGATGGGAAGGCCCACCTCCTCGTGCTGTCGCAGTTCGCGGGAGTCGATTGGCTCTACAACTCCATCCGGGTTCTCAACAAGAGGTTTCCGCGCATCCCCGTTGTCCATGACGCAAAAGGAAACTGGAACTTGGCAGAGGTGGAGAAGCTCCAGCGCGCCCGACCGCGCCCCCGAATGGAGCCACAGACTTGGCCGCAAGTGACTACAGCCGCCGCGACTCTCAAGCGGGATCTCGATACGGGCAATGTCGTGCATTATCAGCAGGATGAACTCATTGAGGCAGTCAAGAAAGTGGTGAAGCGCGGCACTGCGACTTCCGCATTCTGGGCCTTCGGCATGGCTGACCAGACCGACAACGTAGGTGCTGTCGTAGCGGCAAGTTTGGCCTTGAGATCGTACGACCAGATCAAGCCCCGAGTGCCCGTAACGCCCATTATGGGGGACTGAAAACCCAGTAAACATATGGCCTGATCGGCATATACGCGCGCGGCCGATACTACAAGAAATGGGTATCCTCTCCGCTTTCCGCCTCTCGCGTGCGACCACCGATTACCTCGCTGGCCCCACCGCTTCCATCGCTTCGCCATGGTCTGAGGGAGAGCTTCAATCCGTTGTATGGTCGGATGTCTTCGGGACTCTAGAGAACCTCCCTCTCACCCGTATCGAGGCACTCTCCATTCCGGCTGTCGCGAAGGGCCGGAACCTCCTGCAAGCCACCATTCCGAAACTCCCGCTTCGCGCTCTGGACGAGAACGGTGTCCTCGCTGAGCAGCCTGAGTGGCTCTCACGGACGGACGGTCTGGTCTCCCCGTGGCAGCGCATGGCGTGGACTCTGGAGGACTTGATCTTTTTCGGGTGCTCCATCTGGCTCGTTGAACGCGACGAAGCGGGATACGTCACCGACGCCGACCGCTGCCCGCCTGAGCGCTGGACCGTAACCAACGGAACGATCCTCATCGACGGTGCCTCAGTCGATTCAAAAGACGTTCTTTATATCGCCGGTCCCCACGAAGGCCTTCTCACTCTCGCATCTCGCACTCTTCGCGGTGCGCGGGACCAAGAGACAGCGTGGGTTGGACGCGTCAAAAACCCCATCCCCGCGATGGAGCTAAGCGCCAGCGGTGACATCGATCTCACGGACCCCGAGGTTGCCGCAGTCGTCAAGGCGTGGTCAATTGCTCGCCGTAATCCTGATGGCGCTATTGGCTACACGCCAGCCGGGATCGAACTCAAGACTCACGGGCAGCTGTCCGCAGACCTGTACACCGAAGGCCGCAACGCAGTGCGCGGCGACGTTGGCTCGTTCCTTGGAATCCCAACTTCGATGATGGACGCCTCGCTCGATAAAGCGAGCCTCAATTACGAGACCGCCGACGGCAAGCGCAGCGAGTACACGGACTACTCGATCCCGCTGTGGATTGAACCCATCCAACAGCGCCTCTCTATGGATGATGTGGTGCCTCCCGGGCAGCGCATCCGCTTCGATCTGACCGACCTCATCGGGGCGGCTCCAGCTGCTACCGGTGCGCCCACTGAGGACTGAGGACCACTTATGACTGATCTCATTATCGAGGGTGGAGCGCTTTTCGCCACCGTGAAGGACCGCACCGTTCGTGGAGTCCTCATGCCTTGGGGACAGGCCTCGCGCCAGAGCCTCACCACTGCTCCCATCACCTTCCCCCGGGGCACTCTGAAGGCTCCACGGGATGTCTCGATTGTCTCCGCGAACATCGAACACGACCGATTCACGCCGGTTGCACGAGCCACCTCTATCGAAGACACCGAAGCCGGTCTAGTCGCTGAGTTCTCCGTTGCCGACACTGACGAAGGCGACGAGCTTCTAGCGTCCATCGCCAGCGGCAAGCTGTCCAAGCTCAGCGCTGAGGTCAAGGGCATTGTGCGAGATGGATTGTTCGCCGTCTCCGCGATCCTGACCGGTGCGGCCTTCACCTCAGCCGGTGCTTTTGAGGGCGCTGGACTCTTCGCTCTCGCTCCAGACCCGGACGCTCCCGAGGCTCCAGCTGCTGACGAGAACGCCCCCCTGGCCCCCGACGCAGACGGCGATATTGCCATCTCAGCGACCGAGATCCCCGCCACGGTGACCATCACTGCTGACGGTTCAGAACCCACCATCTTCACCCCACCACTACCCCCAGAAGGCGAGGCCCTAATGGGCGCTGCACTTGTACCCGGAACCACACTAGAAGCCCCCGCTGCACCTGCTGGGACCTCTCTTCGCGAAGTCGCACAGGCTCTCGCACTCTTCGCCAACAACGACGACCGCAGCGGCCTTCAGTCGCTTGAGGCTCGCCCCGATAAGGACACCGCGCTCTTCGCTCTGAACGATGTGAAGATCACCACGGCTGGCTCTGTCGGAGCGACTGCCGGAATCCCTCAGCCTCAGTGGCTGGGTGAGCTTTGGAGCGGTCGCACCTTCGAGCGCCGCGTTATTCCTCTGCTCTCGCAGGCAGCGCTGACCAGCTTCACGATCAAGGGTTTCCGTTGGCTCGTGAAGCCGACCATGGCCGCATGGGCCGGTGACGGTGCAGCCGTTCCGACGAACACCCCGACCACCGAGGCTTACACCGCCACAGCTGTCCGCTATGCGGGCGGGCACGCGGTCTCGCGTGAGTTCCGCGACTTTACAGTCGAGGGTTTCTGGGAGGCATACTTCGCCGCAATGACCGACTCCTACGCAAGCCTGACCGACTCCGCAGCTCTCGCCGCTCTGGTAGCTGGTGCAACAACCGTCACTGCCGGGGCAGTCCCTGCGGGTGCCAACTCTGGCCTCGTTTCCATCATTGACGGAGCTATGGCAGTTATCCCCACGGCTGTCCCATCGTTCGCCATCGCCGCGCCGGATGTGTACCGCAGCATCCTGCTTGGTAAGGAGATCGACCGTCTGGCGTTCCTCAACACTTCGCTTGGTCTTGAGGCCGGAACCATTGACAACTTCCGCGTGATTCCTCACGCCGGGGTTGCCGCTGGAAAGGTACTCGTTGGTACCTCCGCAGCAGCCACGAGCTACGAGCTGCCGGGTGCTGCACCGATCCGCACCGAGGCGCTCGACCAGATCCGTGGACAGCTCGATGAGGCTCTGTTTGGTTACGCGGCAGTGACCATCAACAAGGCTTCTGGCCTCGCGCTGGTCTCGCCAGCCGTCTAGCAACTCACTGAGGCGGGGACGATTCCCTCCACCCCGCCTCAGTGCACCACCTCATTTTTCGAAACTGAAAGGACAAGCCATGATCACAGCATCTCCGCTCAATCCGCTTGGACCTTTCTGGGCGGCTGACAAGCCCGCTGGAACGTTCACCGTTCAGCTCGACAACGACAGCGAAGAGATCCCGTACACGACCGCTACAGCCCTCTTCCGGGACACTGCCAGCGGCTACAGCTTCACCATCGCAAGCACCCCGATTGTCGAAGACGAGATCGACTTCGCGTGGCCTGTATTCAACTCATCCGGGCTGTACGAGATCCTCGTTACGCTCGCTGACGCTACCGGCCACAAGGTACGCCTCAACGCTCTCCCCCTAGTCATTCAGGCCGCAGACGGCTGGCACACTTTGGACTCCGCGCGGTCTCAATGGATCGATGCACCAGACCCGGATGACGTTCTCTTCATCCTGCTTGAGTCCGCAAAAACCCAGTGCCTCGCCTTCGCACCGAACCTCGAAGCAGCCGCGCAATGGGTCCCAGCTCACTATAAGCAAGCCCAACTTATGCAAGCCCGCGCCCTCTGGCAGAGCACCAAGGCAAACGCTTCTGACTCCATCAATGCTGAGGGATTCACGGTCACCGTCTTCCCGATGGACCGCACCGTCAAGAACCTCCTCCGACCCAAGCGAGGCGTTCCGAGTGTCTTCTAAAACCGTACGCGCGCAGCTGGCCGAAATGCTCAAACCGCTGCTGCCGAAGAAGTGGGAAATTGTCACCGTAGAGCGGGATCTCGACATCAAGACAGCTCCCGTCCTCCGCATCTCTCAGCAGTCAATCGTGCGCCACCCGCAGGCACCGCTTGGCTCCCTGCTGGTCTCGTTCATCGTTCAGATCATCGCCCCGGGAATTGATTTCTCGAAGAGCGAGGACCTTCTTGACGACGACGTTATGACCCTGATTTTCGCAATCGATTCACTCGGTGGCTCCATCGCGTGGACCAGCTGCCAGAAGGGGCAAGTGGGCGACTCGCTGGCCTACGTGCTCGACCTCACCATCACCGTAGACAAACCCTAAGGACCACTCTCATGGCTCAGATCGCAACCGCCCCAATCGTCCTGAAGGACGCACGATTCCTCGTCGCAGCTGACTCCTACGAGTCCGCAGTTAGCGGGGTTACCTTCACCCCCAACTCGTCCACGGTGACGTGGAAGGGCCTCACCCCGACCAGTACCTACACCGGCACAAGCACCGCAACGTGGACCTGTGAACTCGCCTACGCGCAGGACTGGACCACGACCAACTCTCTCGCTCAGTACCTGCTAGCGAACGAAGGCAAGACCATCGTTGCCAAGTTCATTCCGCAGACCGCTGCAACTGGGACCGTCCCGACCTTCACGGCAACCATCATCATCACCCCGGGTGCCATCGGTGGAACCGTCGATGCCGTTGCCACCGCGACGGTCACTCTCGGAGTCATCGGACGCCCGGTCCTGACCGTCGCAGCGGTCCCCGCGTAACCACCCATTTTCTCGATTTGAAAGGAGTTCCCGAGGTGCTACAGGTAGACGCCAACACATCCCGGGAACTCCGCGCCATCATTTTCGCGATGGCTGCTATGGACAAGACAATCGCATCTCAGATCCGCAAGACAACCCGCGCCGCCATCGTCCCGGAGTGGAAGTCCACGCTGGCTCAGCACGCGGATACGCGCCTACAGCACCGAGTCCTGGTCTCCACCGCAGCGGCCACCGTGACCAACTTGAATGTGAAGCTCACAGCCGGATCTAAGGGCAAACCGCTTGCGGGTGGACTCGACCCAAAGACCGCAGCAGGACCCGTGGAGTTCGGCGCAGACCAGCAATCGGAGCGCACCTACGTGACCACCTCCCGTAAGGGAAAGTCCTACCGCGTGACCCGCCGCACATCCGTGCAGCTCGGTCCTCGACGCCGCGCAGGTAAGGCCTTTTATCCAGCGGCAAACGAGATCATCCCGCGCGTTCTCGCGCTCTACGCGCAGACAGTTGTCCGCACTCTTTCAGACGCTCTTGAGGGCAAATCAAATGGCTAAACCCCTAACAATCAACGTCGCGGCGAACACCCGCGATGCCGTACGCGGCGCTCAGGACATCGGGGACGCACTAGGCGAAGTCGCAGACAGCCTCGATGACGTGGGCCGGGACGGTGGCCGTTCTGGTGACCAGCTCGCTGACGCATTCAACGACAGCCGCCGCGAGGCTGGCCGACTTGACGGCGCTCTTGAGGACCTCGCAAACACCGCCTCACGCTCATCCCGCACAGCTGGGGATGACGTAAGTAGCAACATGCGGCGCGGAACGGATGACGCTCAGGAAGGAATTCGTGAGGTAGGAGAGGAAGCAGCGGGGACCGCACGCGAGACCGCTGCTTCCTTCGACGGCTCAGCCGATTCCATCGTGGGCGCATTCCAAGAAGTAGCTGCAAACGCATTCGCGGGGTTCGGTCCGGCGGGCATGATCGCCGGTCTTGCGGCTGCTGCCGGAATTGGACTGATTAGCGCTCACCTCGCCAAGGGAGGGGAAGCGACTGACGAGTTCAAGGAGAAGGTAGGCGCACTCACTGCCGAGCTGCTGGAGGTAGGCCGGGAGGGTGGACCATCTCTTGAGTACGTTGTGGACCAGCTCAAAGAGCTTGCCGCCGCCACCGAAGACGGCACGACCAATCTGGGCGACCTCCGCGACGTAGCGGACCGAGCTGGCTCCAGTTTTGAAGACCTCGCAAAGATCTACTCAGGCAACACGGACGAGCTGAGCAAGCTAGTTCAGAAAAACAAGGATTATTACGCAGAGCTTGAGGCTCAGGCCGACCGGCCCGACCTCACCCCGGCGCAGACTAAGGCGATTCAGGAAAAGATTGTTGCTCAGGAGGAGTACAACAGCTACCTGTTTGACGCCCGCGACAAGGCGAATGCTGCTGCAGAAGCAGAGGCCAATTACGCCGCTGCCGGTGGACCTGAGATGGAAGCCAAAGTTGCTCTCATTGAGGCCATCAACACCGCCTACGACGACGCAGCCGGGGCTGTAGAGGACTACATCTCGGAAGAGTCGGGACTATTCGACACTGAGGCGTACGTCACGGCCATGGAAGCGAAGCAAGAGGCGCTCCGTAATTACCAAGACACCCTCGCCAGCTCGCCCCTCAGTGCTCAGGCGAAGGCCTATATCAACTCCACTGGTGTCGATTCCGCCGCGCAGCTCCTGCAGGGTTACGAGAGTGCCTCTCCGGAGATGAAGGCTCGCCTCTCGACCATCTGGAACGAAGCCGGTAAGACCTCCTCAGGCAGCTACACCGGCGCGCTAAAGGACGGGATCCCCTCCACCATCGACGGGCCGACTGTAGTACTCGGAGCGCCCGACACAGCGGCTCTCTTCCGGGAGGCACAGAACAAGGTCAAGGGCTATGGAGTCCTCAAAATCGAAGCACAAACATTCTTGCGCCCGGGAACGGCTGTGAACTGATGACCACGATCACTACACCGAGCGGGACCGTAATCACTCCCACTCTCGTGCTGGGATATGCCTCAGGCAGGGAGTCCGCCAACATCGTGCACACCATCTTCGGACGCTCCGACCCAGACGTGACGTTCCTCCCCGCACCGCTTCGCACAGGTTCACTGGAGCTGCTGTTTGCCACCCGCGCAACCGCGTGGGCAGCACTCACCGCACACGCCGCTGCAGGGTCTTTCCGTCTCGCAGACACCGACCTACCGGAACTCAATATGAGGTACGTCCCGACAGGGCAGCTGTCCATTTCCCTCGACCCGCAGACACTCGTGCAGTGGCTCGTGACCGTCCCTTACTCAGAGGTGATTCTGTGACCCGCCTCGACCGTCACACCGGTACCGCACTGACCGCCAACGGCACGCAGCTGGCCCTACAAAGCGCCGGGGTGACTCTGGACGAAGGATGGTCTCCGTACGTTCAGGCGACGCTCACAGCCTCGATTCCCGATGACCTCGACGGACTGAATCCGCTGGACGACGACCGCGTGCAGGTGACGCTCACACAGTCGTTCACAGCCTCTCAGCCGGTCTCCGCAATGTCCGCCGCATGGGCCGGTGAGAAGCTCTCGGGACTCGCTGGGACGTATGCCACCGTGGCACACATGTCGGCTCAGTTCGGTCTCAGCCTCAACACAATTCCTATCCCGGCGACGACACGGACGTTCCTTCTAGGCATTCGGTCACGAACAATCGATCACCTTGCTGGGACGATGGTCCTCACACTGGCATCAGACGAAGCCCGCGCACAAGACGCCAAGCGCCTCTCAACCGTTGCGCTCGCACCGTTCACGCGATCTCTACATCAAGCTGTGCAGTTCGGACTTGCCACCATCGGCGCATCGGTGATCATCAACGCGCCCGATTTCGTACTAGAAGTAGACGCAACCGAGTGGCTCCCCGGTGTGTCAGTCTGGGACTGGCTCGCGCCCATGGTGCAGGCAGCGGGGTACCGGCTCTTTTCTGACGAGCGAGGAGTCTGGCGACTCACCACCAGCCCATATGAACCGGGCGGAACCTTGGAGCTGTCACCGTCCACGGGGCTAATTCAGTCACCTGAAACGATCTCCCGTGAATCCGATTGGTACGACGGAACCGTGATCGAATACACCGGAGATGGCTTCCCCCGCTACGACATCGCCGCCGTGGGGTTCAGCCGCACCCGCCTGCTGTCCCTGCCGACCCGCTACCCGGGACCCGGCGCAGCTGCTGCCGTCAACCAGCGCAACCTAGCACGGGGAATCACGCTCTCACCGCGCGCTGTCTCCAACTACGACGCAACCCCGGGGCAGGCCCTCACGGTGGAGCTGCCCGGGATCTACAACCGCAGCGGATTTCTTTCCGCTGTTTCGTTCGCACTGCCCGATTCCGTGATGACCGTCACGCCCCGCGACATCACCAACTAAGGACCCGACCATGCCACTCGACAGCCGAGGAATTTACAAATACACCGAGACAGAAGACGCTTCCCTGGTCTCCGACCTCCTCAACAAAGGCATGACTTCTGTCTCAGATAAGGTCTTCGACATCGGAGCGGCCCTCGACCAGCTACCCTCTGACACCGATGGGAAAATGACTGAGCGTATCGCCGCCAACGCCGCACAGCGAGACCTCATCTATCCACCACCCACAACACAAGTTGGCGAGATCGCTCTGCAGGCCCGGGGCGCATCCGTGTGGCGTAGTGACAAGGGATGGACGGAACGCTTCTACGGCCTGCACGACGCCACCCTGAACCCTGCCGGTGTTGGTGTGGGTGCTGGCTGGTATCCCGAATCGGGGCGCATGCCTCGCGCTGCACAGCACCGTATGTCCACGAACCTTCAAACGATCCCGGTGGCAGTCATGACGCCGGTCACCTTCCCGACTGCCACTCGTTCATTTGAAACAACCGGACCCGCCCTGAACTGGGAGACGAGTTACAACGACGAAAGCGGGCAGTTCTACTTTCCGGTGGCAGGCCTATACCGGGTCGATGTCCAAATTAACTGGGCCGGTACTACCGAGACCAGCCGCCGCCTCGTGCAGATCTACAACCCGTCCACCCCGGGGGATCCGGTAACTATTGAGGAATCGCGGCCTTCCGCCACCAACTACGCGACCGTAAGCAACCTATCCGCCACTATCCCCGTCGGGCTGGCATCAGCACTGTACGTCCGGGTATACCAGAACTCACCAAGCCCGGTGAACGTTTACGGTCGTGTTGCGTTCACCTATCTGGGTGTTCGCTGATGCCTACTTTTGGAACCGTGAGGGGGCAGTTTGTCCTCGATGTAATTGACGGACCCGACGCTGACAGCGCCCCGGATCTCGTCACCGCCACTGGTACCGTCTCATTCCGCGCCTCTGTCGGAGCGCTGGGAAATGTCGGCAACACCCCTAACCCGGTGTCCGTCATCCGCTCGGTCATCACCGGCGTTCTAGACCCTCAGGGATACCTCTGTACGCCGCTGAGCGATGGCGCTACGCCCGGTGCTCGCGGTGTGCAGCTGCTGGCTACAGACGACCCCGAGAACGCTCCAGCGGGCTGGGTGTGGACGGTTGATTACAACCTGTACAGCCCCGATGGCACGCGACTCGATGAGCCGAAATCTCACGACATCGCTCTACCAGCTGGAGCGGAAGTCTGGCTCACCACAGTCATCCCTTCAGAGGCGGCTCAGGGTGCCATCCCGCTCCCGCAGGCCGAAGCTCTGGCAGCTGCTGCACTCGGAGCTGCCATCGCCGCACGCGAGGCTGCTCAAGACGCTGAGGAGTCCGCAGAGGAGTCCGCTGCTAGTGCGTGGAAGGCAGCTCAGGACCTCGCCGTCATCAAGCAGGAGCTGGCGGAACATTACGTCCGAACCGATCAAGTCATGATTGGGATCGACACCGATGGAGTCCCCTACTTCGGGCACAATATCCCGTTTGAGAACGCCGTCCCCCTGCTCACAGATGAGGATGGCGTTCCGTATCTGATGCTGTAA